TCCCAGTACAGCCTTAAATCCTCTGGTTTTACATAGAATTTTTGCATACCATAATTTTACCTACAATTGGTAGAAAAGTGGTAATTATCCAACTATTACATATCCATAAGTTTTACTAGCCGTTGAATTGGCAAAATGGGTAAGTGTTGCGCTGCCATTTGTCTGTGCGCTGACATAAACATTATCTAAAGAATTAGGGGCTACATATTGCATAGTTGCTATAACTGATGCAGTAGATGGTTTTGTAGGGGCTGTTCCTGTTGCAAAGAGTTGTAGAGAAACTGTCGTGCTATCAGAACTCCAGTACAGCTCTAAATAATCATTTGCAGCAAATTGTAAAAAGTAATTCCAACCACTAAGGGTATGTCCAGAGATTGTGCCATGTTTACCAGGAATAGAAACAACTCCAGTAGAACCTACAATATCTGTGCCATTTTTTCTGAGCCAAATATAAGCATCGTGATCTGCACTATCTGTATTGTCAAACTGCCCAGACCATTGAAAATTGTAGATACCAGCGTTTCTAACATTCATCCTAGAGCTATTGGAAAGATAAACTCCATTGGTATAGTCTGTGGTATCTAGAGTCATTGCATACGCAGTAGTAGTGCTTGCAATAGTTTGATCTACTAGGCTTTGGAACGCTCCATAAGGCGCAGTATCATTAAAAGCAGCAGCCGACTTAGGCACTAGCAAGATCATAGAATCTCTACTTATTCTAGGATCGTTAATAGTGGTAGTTGTTGCGTTTCCTGTGGCTAATGTAATAGTGCCAGTATTGTTGGTCTTACCATCCATCATTCCATTGACAATCTCAGCTACGGCTCGTTGATCGCCACCAGTAGGGGGAAGTCTACGGAACATTATCTACCGCCCTGTTGCACTAACTCGATCTCTACACCAGCAGCCGTTTTCCAGTTAGCTCCTGTAGGGGAAACCCTTACTCTATGGTATTTGCCACCAGAGCGCAGGGATGCCCTATTCTCGCTGTCTGCTGCTACGGCAGTACCAAAGCTAGGTACATCGCTTAACAAGGCTCTAGAGGCTACAGAAACGCTTGCAGAGCCAGTATCTACCTTTGGCTTGGCTAACATAATGATTGATTGGTTTCCGTTGCCTAGATCGCCTGTAGTAACATAGCCAGACTTATTAGATCCAGTAAAAGTAACAATTTTGGTATCTTTTACCCCTGCCAATACAAACTTACCACCAGCCCAGATACGGCTATCAAAAGAAGTATCTATGGTATCCATAGTGCCAAAGGTATCTAGCCCTTCTAGGGTTACCCCAGCTTGTGCCAATGTTGCTACATAAGTAGAAGTAGTTTCTGCCTCAGACCATTTTTTAGTTTGGAAGTTATAAATTATTAATCGTTTTTGGGCAAAGATGTCTATGTATTGCCAAACAATTAGTTTACGAATGACATCTATGCTTGCGCTCATCTTATCTATCTGGGATTGGTCAGCATAGGTAAAGAAATAGCGATCTACTTTCTCTGCTCCAATAGGCGTTACTGTCTGCCCATCGCACATATAAAATCCATCATCAGCTAGGAAAAATACTAAGTTACCAAACTGGGCTATTGAATTTGCCTCATAGCACCCAATATTCCTAGCAATAGTATCAAACTGAAAGAATAGTGGCGCACCTACATAAGACATCCTAGAGATTGCTTTTTCTAGGAAAATTAATCCATACTCACCACCAGTAATGCCACGAATATCGCCACCATCTGCAATGACCTGGCTATCAGATTGGCTTGTAGCACTAGCAGTCCAATCGGTTTCATCGTTTAAGTCAGACCAATAAACAGTAGATTCTTCTCCTGATACATTACCAGCTACTACAAAATCTCGTACTGTAGTTACAAACTTAGCAGTAGGAGCTGCTGCATCTAGATCAGCAAACGCTGTAGAGCTTGCTAGATTCCATACTTGTAACTTGTTTACGCCATTAGCAGCAATAAGGGATGGCCCATACTGGGCAAAAGTCCAACGATTAGAGCTAGAGTATCCACCAACTTTAGACACATCTGCTAATGCTAATGTAGTTGAATTGTATTTAAATAGCTTAGTAGCGCCACCAGCAAATAGGGTAGTAGTTCCACCAAATTTAGTAGCAAATACATTGTTTAGGTTTTCACTTGCTGCGCCAGATAGCTCTACCAACTCAGGGAATGGGCCATAGCCTACTGCCTGGGGAACAACATTGTAGGCATCCTGTATAGAGCCAGTTATTCCTGCTTGGTCTGGTAGCCATTCGCCAAATTCTACTATTGAGGTAGCCATGTATTACTTCCCGTTGATTTATTAGTCCAATTATTACTTGTAACGCTAGAAGGTGTCCAAGTATTGCTATCTACTGTTTTGTTTGTCCAGTTGTTGCCTGTAACTGAGGCAGCAGTCCATGTATTAGAACCTACGCCAGAGTTGCTCCACTCCTCACCAATTCGATACCCAATAACTACTATTGTACCGAGTCCATTTATAGATGAGTTAGCAGAAAATACTGCATTACCAGTTACTAAAACTGTTCCCAATCCTATGATCGAGCCATCTCCACTAGCAGTATAGTTTCCTAATCCAGATATAGAGCCTACGCCATCTATAGATACAACGCCTAATGCTTGTCTTATTCCTTCTGATACTACTGTTCCAACTCCATTAATAGAGCCATCACCTAATGCCATCCTAATGCCATCGCTAGATATAGAACCAACTCCGTTGATTGATCCATTACCAGCAAATACCGCTATAGGATTACCGCTTATAGTTCCTATGCCATCAATTGATCCAGCACCATCTGTAGCTAATACATCTCCTACGCAATAATCGTATTCCCAATAACCATATACGACATATTGATCTTCAAAGGCCATTATGCGTCTACTGCACCTTCATACTGGGTCAAAGTCTTTAAAACACCATAAATAGCTGGCATTAAATCACCCTTTAAATCTTCTAGATTAATGTAGTGACTATCTTCTTTGATGGTATTGGCATTGGCATGACGCATATCTTGACTGTGATACACCTGTACCTGAACCTGAATTGCACCATCGCCAGCCCTAAAGAAATTACCTACTTTGGCATAAGCAGTAGTAACTTCTTCATGGTTTGTAGGATTAACTGCTGTAATTTTTAAAGCCATTTAAATCTCCTTAATAAGTCATTTCTGTTGTACGGATTTGGCAAACTGTACGAATAGTTGTACTTGCTTGCCCTGTAAAAGTTACTTTTAAACCACCATTGGTAGTATCGGCTGTAACTGCAATAACCCATGTAGCCGCCCCTGCATCAGCATAAAGGGAAGTTACTGTAGGAGTTCCAACTAAAGCCGTAGATGCCGCATTAGCACCCCGTTTAATTACACCCTCGATAGTCCAGCCTTTAGTGTTACCACCGCCAGTAACTCCTGATACCACTTCTCCAGTAAAGAAGTAAGCAGAGTTGTTAGGTAGTATTACTTGGTTTGTTCCGCTTGCGGCTCCACCATCTGAAGTAAGTGCTGTAGCAGTAGCATCAGTAGTTTGTTTTGCAACAATCAATAAACCAGCTTGAGTAACCCCTAATGAAGATGCAATAGGAACTTGTGTTGCCGCAAATGCTTGATAGCCTTGAATACTTCTAGTCGTTGCATAATAGCCACTTGCTACGGAGTAGTTTCCACTTGCCGTATTAGCCCTTCCACCTAAAACAGATGCACCATAAGCACTTGCTGTGTTGTTTTGACCGCCAAGAACAGATGTAACAATGCCGCTTGCAGTATTTCCCACATTTCCGCTACCAGCATTTCCACCACCACCTACAAAAGAACCTGAAGCAGAAGCAGTATTTCCCATACCACCACCAACAGTAGACCAATCCCCACTAGCCACATTCCTATTAGCCGCAGTACCAGCGTCCCCGCCCCCTAAAATTGCACTATATGAACCAGTCGCTTGGTTATTACCACCGCCTACTACTACTCCATGAGGAGTATAGAAAGATAGAGTGCTTGTAGATGAACCTGATGCGGCTTGGGAAAGAGTAAGGCTAGTACCTGATATGGCGGCTACATAGGTATCTGCGGCAATAGAAGTGCCAGTAATATATTGACCAACTTTAATACTAGCGTTAGAACCTGACAATGTAACGGCTGTAGT